GCGGGGGACATTTCGGATTACCTCGCATCGCGTGGGGAGTTGTTGCAGGGGATCGCCGCTGATCCTGCCTATGCGCCCCGTGCGGCGTCGGGTCGTGAGGCACTTGCCCAGATCATCAACCGCACCCCGGAAGAGGGTCGCGCGCGGTTTGATGAAGTGTTCGCCAACCCCTTCATGGGGGCGATGCCGGTTGCGGGCATCTTCGCGGGCATGGGGGCGAAGACCGCCGACCTCGCGAAGCTACGGGTGGCCGAGGACATGGCGGGCAAGGGAGCCGAGCCGGAAGCCATCCGTGCAGCGACGGGGTGGTTCCAAGGGCCGGATCAGAAGTGGCGGTTTGAGATACCGGACAACGAGGCTTTCCTAGAGACGCCGCGTGGCGCCCCACCGGGATACGAGGCCCTACAGCACCCGGACGTGCAGGATGCCTATCCCGACTTGTGGGCGCAGCTACAGCAGTCCATCCGTCCGGGTCCGCAACGGGGGAAGTTCTACCCCGACACGAAGACCATCGTTGCGGAAGGCCCGACGCAGGACGTGCGCCGGTCAACGGCGCTTCACGAAATCCAGCACGCCGTACAGCAGCGCGAGGGGTTCGCGCCCGGCGCGAGCGTGGGCGGCATTGAAGCCGGGATGGACAATGCCCGGCGCCGGGTTGAGGAAACCACGCAGGCTCTCAACAGAAGCCCTGCAATGCAGCGGTTCCGCGACGATTTCGCATCGAAGTTCGGCCAGCCGTATCCCTACCCCCTGACGGACGCGGGGATGGATGAGGCGGTTGCGAAAATGCTCGGCAACCGTTTCGGGGTGCCATCGGAAGAGGTTTCAGCGTTTCTCGCGTCCCATCCGATGCTGCAATCGCTCCGTCAGGATTTGACCGATGCGACGGCTGGCGCCCGACAGGTGCCGGGGTATGGCACGGGCGCTTACAACGCCTATCGGAATGTGTCCGGCGAGGTAGAAGCCCGCGACGTCCAGTCCCGCGCCGACTTCACGCCTGAGCAGCGAGCGGCAACGACCCCTTACTCCTCCCAGGGCATCGCACCGGATGACATGATCGTCCTGCCGCGAAGCGGGGGCGTGCAGGCGAGCGTCCGTGGCGTCACCATCCCGCCGGATGATCTGGCGCGGCTTCGCGGAATGACCGAGGACGAGTACGTCGCAGCGATCAACCCGGACGGAAAGCGCATCCCGGATCGGCCATTCGGCCCGCAACGCCCGGAGCCAATCCGGGAACTGATGGTCGGCCTTGGGGAGCCCCCGCGTCTGGTCCGGACTGACACCTTGGCTGACGGCAGCAAGGTCAAGATCGTTGCGGTCACCCGGTACGGGAAGCCAACCGGGGAGTATTGGGCGGTCCAGGGAAAGAACGTCATCGGCCAAGCCGCGCCGACCGGCGACGGAACGGCGTTGATGGTCGCGGACGAGTTTCAAGGAAAGGGCATCGGCACGCTGTTGTCGTCCGTCGCTCGGGCTGCCGACCCATTTGCCCCGTCAGGCGGCCTGTCCGCTGGGGGAGAGGCGACGGCGCGCAAGGCATTCCAAAACATCGTGGCGCCAGAGGATCGGTGACCGCGACGAGTTCCTGACTTCGGTCGGGATGCCCTTCTAAGCGGCCTTGGGCAAGCCGCCGAGCAGCGTCGTGAGACGCCGCACTTCCCACTAGACGGAGCCTTACCCTTGTCTGATGACGCCACCCTTTCGGGCGCGTCGGTAGTCTTCAATGCCGATGCCCCGCCGCAGATCGACCTTAACGCGGACAACGAGCCGCCGGTCGTAGACGAGCGCCCCGAACTCACGGGCCGCGATGCCGTCGAAGAGGCCGCCGCACGGAAAGCCCGAGACGCGCAGGCCCGGAAGATCCGGGAAGCGCAGGGACAGCCCGAGCCGTCGAACGACGACGACGACGGGGACGACGACAACACGCCCCCGTCCGCACCGGGACAGGCGTCGGATGTTCCTGGGGAGCCCCAGCAGCCCCGCGACCGGGAGGGCAAGTTCGCCGCGAAGAACGTGGCCGACGACACGAAGATCCGCGTCAAGGTCAACGGCGAGGAGCGCGAAGTCACCGTCGAGGAACTTCGGCGCAACTACCAGATCGAATCGGCCGCCCGGCAGCGGATGCAGCACGCATCCGAAATGCAGCGGCAAGCGGCGGCGATGCTAGAGACGGCCCGACAGGAAGCCGGTCGCATCGCCAACGCGAACCAGAACGCCCCCGGCGGCGCCCCCGCGCAGGCCGAAACGGGCAACGATGACGTGGACAAGCTGGCGGAGGCACTCGCCTACGGCAGCAAGGACACGATCAAGGAAGCCTTGGCAAAGGCACTGAAGGGCCAGAGCGGTACGCAGCAGGCACCCGCTCTCACCCCCGACGTCGTACAGGCCGAGGTGGACAAGCGGGTGCGTGCTTGGCAGATCGCATCCGAGGCACGAAACGACCTACAGACTTTTGCTGACCGTCATCCCGACGTCGCCAAGGACGAGGACCTACAGACCGTCGTCGCGCAGCGTGCCCAGCGCATGATGCTCGAAGACTTGGAGACTGTAGGCGCCGACCCCCGCGTACTGGCATCCCTGACGCCCGCCCAGATCGGTTTTTACCACCGTGAGGCGGTACGTCTCGGCTATGCGCGGCCGACCATGACGATCTTCGACACGGCAGCGAAAGAAACGAAGGCGAAGTTCGCGCCGCCGGCTCAGGCCGCTCTTCAGTCCCGCAAGGATGCGAAGGCGAACCTGTCCAAGCCTACTCATGCCGCATCCATCCGGGCGCCTGCACCCCAGCCGCCCAAGCCGAAGACCCCCGCGGACATCATCGCTGAAGAGCGTGCGTCCCGTGGACTTCGCTTCGCCTGAGAAACTCGCGCAGTGATGCGCCGGTAGAAGGAATACGAACATGCCTGCTGGTCATGTTTGGTCCACGAACTCGCTTGGCGGGTTCCTCTATGCCGACGAACTGTCGGACGTCCTGCGCACCGAGGTGCGTTCCACCAACAAGTTCCGCCAGCTTTGCGATGCCCAGGACTTCAGCGACAAGGGCCTCCACCACGGCCAGACCGTGACGTGGAACGTCTACTCGAAGCTGGACGGCACCGCGACGACGCTGGCGGAAACGACGGCGATGCCTGAGACGAACTTCCGCGTCACTCAGGGCACGGCGACCGTGTTGGAGTGGGGCCGGGCCGTTCCGTTCACCTCGCTTGTCGATTATTTCGCCAAGCATTCGGTGAACGAGGTCACCCGCAACGTCCTCGCCCGCGACTGCCGCGAGACGCTGGACCGCGCCGCGTTTGCCGAGTTCAACAAGACGGCGCTCCGTTACGTGGGCACGGCGACGGCTGCGGCCGGCGTTCTGACCACGAACGGCACGGCGACCGCCACCAACTCGTCGGCGCTCAACAAGTACCACGTCCGCGCCATCGTGGACACGATGAAGGAACGGAACATCCCCGCATATTCCGGGGACGACTACATGGCGATCGGCCGCCCCACTGGCTACCGCGTCCTGCGGAACGAGCTGGAGACGGTGAGCCAGTACGTCGAAAGCGGGTACGCGAAGATCCTGCGCGGCGAGATCGGTCGCTTCGAGGGCTGCCGCTTCATCGAGCAGACCAACATCCCGCGTGGTCGTGCCGCGTCGGGTGCGACCACGATCCCGGACGGCGTGGTGTGGTCTTCGAGCCAGGCCGATTGGTGCTTCTTCATGGGCGCCGACACGGTGGCCGAGGTCATTTCGGTTCCGCCCGAGGTTCGTGGCAAGATCCCGTCCGACTACGGCCGGTCGCTTGGCATGGCTTGGTATGCGCTCGAAGGGTTTGGCATCATCTACTCTTCGGGCAACGATCCGGCCGCCACGAACGCCCGCATCATCAAATGGGACTCCGCCGCCTGATACCACGGCGGCCGAACGGGGCATGGTCTGACGACTGCGCCCCGTCTTTTTTCAACTGCCGTGGATAAGGAGCTAAAGCCATGGCTTACAGTGTATCGTATGATCACCCCACCTACGCGGGCCGAACGCTGGTCCAGGGTGGGTCTTCGGCGGCCGGCACGCTCGCCGTCTCCGCTTCGATCCTGCACCCGGCGGCGCAGGACCTTTGGAACGTCGCCTATCAGGTCACGGCGGCCGGCACGGGCACGGGCGCTCTTGCCCGCGTCATCAACGTGTCGGGCACGACCACGACCACGCTGGCGACCATGACGGCCGGCACTTCGGCCATCGGGTCGGTCGTTCGCGCGCGCGTAATCAGCACGGCGACGACGTTCTCCACCCCCATCGCGATCGCGGCGGCGGACTCGTTCACCTACGTCACCAACGTGGCCGATGCCACGCTGGCGGGCCGGGTGGCCTACGAGGTCTCGATCGACGCCGAAGCCCTGCTTACCTAAGAAGGAGTGACGCGACATGGCGATCATGCGCGGGAACAACATGGTCTCGGCCAAGGTGGTCACGGACAACCTGCCTCGGGACATCGAGTCGAAGGACATGGGCAAGGTCGCGAAGACCGATGCCCTGACCCCGAACAACACCGGCATTGCCGACAAGTTCAATTACGGCGGCAAGTCGGGCCGGTAATCGATCACACCCAACTCAGGCCCCCGCTGGAAACGGCGGGGGATTTTTTTCGTTGCGGCCATCCTTCGGGACGCCGCCTGACCCGTGAGGGAACATGGTCTGGAAACCCGGCATCGATTATTCGTGGCGTGAGCACACCCGTATCTGGCACCTCGCCGTCCCGTTCACGAAGGGACGGGTGTTGGACATCGGCGGGGGGATGCATCGGATCTTCGAGCACTGGACGTATTTGAACAGCGACAAGGCCCACGCCGGGCAGCGGGTGGCTGACATCCGCGCTGACGGTGGCGACCTGTCGATGTTCGCGGATCGGTCGTGGGATGCGGTGTTCTCGTCGCACACCTTGGAACACATCAAGGATCACGTCGGCGCGCTTGTGGAATGGTCCCGCATCGTCAAGGACGGCGGGCATATCTGCCTATACCTGCCCCACAAGGACCTTTACCCGAACATCGGGCAGCCGGGGGCCAATCCTGATCACGTCCACGACTTCCGGCCTGAAGACATCCTTGAAGCGATGGAGGAGGTCACCAAGCGAACCGGGCGGGGCTGGGAATGCCTTGAATGCGAGGTTCGCCCGCAGGACGAAGAATACTGCTTCTGGATGGTCTTCCGGCTTCGGGCCGATGCGACCACCGAATTCAAGCCGTGGAAGAAGCCCGATAAGTCCGTGATGGTCATCCGGCTCGGGGCCTTCGGGGACCAGATCCAAGCGGCGTCGGTCCTGCCCCACCTGAAGGCGCAGGGCTACCACGTCACCTATATGAGCGCCAATCCCGGTGTGCAGGCGGTCACCCACGACCCGCACATTGACGACTTCATCATCGTGGATAAGGACCAAATCCCGAACCCGCTCCTGGGTGAGTATTTCGACCGGATGGAGAGGGAGCGGTTCGACCGGGTGGTGAACTTGTGCGAGAGCATCGAAGGGGCGATCCTGCAGCTTCCGGGGCGGGTCGGGGACAGCTACCCCCATGAGGTTCGACGGAAGATTTACGACGTCAACTATCTGGAGCGGACCCACGATATCGCCGGGGTGCCGCACGAATTCCATGCCCGGTTCTACGCGACGGATCATGAGATGGCGCAGACGCAGCGCCAGCTCCTTGACAAGATCAAAGAGCCGGTGAAAGTCCTATGGGTCATTGCGGGGTCGTCGCCTCACAAGCTGTATCCGTGGCAACCGCAGGCCATCGTCCAGTTGCTACAGGAGCGGGACGACGTGCATATCATCCTCGCGGGGGATGAGCGGTGCCAGGATGTCGAGCAACTGATTGAGGACGCGGCGATCGGCTATTTCGGCACGGCGAGCCGGATCACGCGCACGTCGGGCAACTGGCCGATCCGGGCGACCATGACCCTCGCCAAGATGGTTGACGTGGTTGTCGGGCCTGAGACGGGCGTGCTGAATGCGGTGTGTCTGGAGGAGCGGCCGGCGAAGGTGGTGTTGCTTTCGCACTCTTCCGCGAACGCCTTGACCCGCCATTGGGTCAACACGATCCCGATCCAAGCGCCGGCCGGGTCCACCCCATGTCACCCTTGTTTTAGGCTTCAATACGATTTCAGCCGATGCGTGAAGGACCCCAAAAGCGGTTCCGCCGCTTGTCAGGCGATGATCAACCCGAAGGACGTGGCGGAAGCGGTGGCGACGGGCATTAACCTGCCGGACGCCAATGAGACCGGGGCGACGATCTTGGGGGCGAACCTTGACCCATCCGGCTTGACCGTGGGCACCGTAGCGCCCGCCAAGCCGCTCACCGAAGCGGAGGGTGGCCTTCGGGTGGTGGTGTCCGATGCTTCCTGACGATATCCGCCCCATCGTCGTCGTCGGGGATGTGATGCTTGACGTCACGATCCACGGCGAGGTCACGCGCATCTCTCCCGAGGCCCCGGTGCCGGTGGTGAAGCGGCAGCGGGTGGAAGAGGTGCTTGGCGGGGCGGGGAACGTGGCTGCGAACATCGCGGCCATGGGCGCCCCGGTGAAACTCATTTCGGTCGTGGGGGATGACGACGCCGCGCACCGGATGCGTCAGGCGTGCTACACGGCGGGGGTGGGGTGCTATCTGCATCCCGACCGCGCACGTCCCACGACGAGCAAAACGCGCATCGTGTCGAGCGGGCATCAGATGATCCGCATGGACGATGAGAGCACGGCCCCCATCAGCCGGGACGTCGAAGAGAAGATCATCAGTCAGGTGACCCACGCGCTCGAAGGCGCGGCGGTGCTGGTCATTTCCGACTATGCGAAGGGCGTCCTCACGGAACGGGTGTTGCAGGAGATCATCACGGCGGCGACCGAGAAGGTGCTTGTCGTGGTGGACCCGAAGCACACGAACTGGTCCCGGTACGAAGGGGCCGACGTCATCAAGCCGAACGCCGGGGAGATGGCGGCGGCGGCGGGGAAGCCTACGGGGACGGATTGCGAGGTGGAGGCATCGGGCTATTGGATGCTCGCCGGCTACTCGGTCGGGGTGATCGTCTGCACCCGTGCGGAAGATGGGGCGACGCTCATTCGGGACGGCGTGGATGCCCTCCACGTCCGGGGAGAGCGGCGGAAGGTCCGCGATGTCCAGGGTGCCGGGGATACCGCCCTTGCGGGGCTTGCGGTTGCCCTCGCTGCGGGGCTCGATCTTGAAGCCGCGACGGAACTGGCGGTCCATGCGTCGGGCCTTGCGGTGGAGCGACCGGGGACGGCGGTGGTGGGGCGCTATGACCTGTTCACGACGAAGGAAGTCGTCGGCGTGGCGAACGGGTGCTTTGACCTGTTTCATCCGGGCCACCTGCACTTGATCCGGGCGGCCCAAGAGGAATGCGACCGGCTCGTCGTACTGGTCAATTCGGACGAAAGCGTGCGGGCGTTGAAGGGTGACGGGCGTCCGGTGTGGAACGAACTGGTCCGATCCGAGATGGTCCGGGCGCACCTCCGTCCGGGCGACGACGTGGTGGTATTCCGGTCGGAGCAAGAGTTGGCGTCGCTGATTGAAAGGCTCTCCCCCGATGTGTTGGTGAAGGGCGGGGAGTACCGGGGGAATCCGGTCGTGGGATCGGAGTTCGCGGGGCGTTTGTGTTTCGTGCCTCGGCTTGGGGACCATTCGACCACGGCGCTGGTGGACAAAATCGCCCGCGCGGCGTAGACTGAAATTGAGAATTCGACGTTCTGCCCGAGGCGCCACAGCGGCGCCTCTTTTCGTTTGTGGAGGGTGCCATGGGGCCAGGGACCGGCAGGAGTTCCGCGCCGACCCTGACGCCGGCCGACACGCTCGCGGACCTGATGGGCGCGGGCCGGGCCGCGCTTGGGTGGGCGCAGGACAACCCCTTGGACGCGGCGGCGCTTGCGGTGTCGCCGGTTCCGGTGGTGGGGGACATCGCCGGCATCGCGAACGACGTGCGGCACTACGTCAACGAGCCTGAGACGCGGACGGTCAGCAACGCGCTGATGTCGCTCATGGGGCTGTTGCCGTTCGTGCCCAGTATGGCGGGGGCGATCGGGCGGGCGGGCGGGTCTTTTGAACTGGACTACTTCGGCCAGCCGATCCGCATCCTCCAAAACCCATCCACGCAGCAACAGGTCGGGTTTCTGAACCGGACGAAGTACAAGGCGGCGCGTCGGATCGTGGACCCTGAGACGGGCGACACGTACTTGTGGGACGCGAACGACCCCGCACTCCATGCCATGGTGGCCGAGCAGCTTGGCATCAAGCCGGGCGGCAAGACCATCATGGACATGATCGGCTTGGATTAGTCGTCGGTGATGATGTCTCCCGCGCCGGGGGGGCGGTCGTAAGGAACCTTGAGGTGCGCGGCCCCTTCGGCGTGGGTCGCCTGCTCGGCAGGCCAGTACCAGTGGTCGCCGTTCCGAGGGTCGGTGATCCGGCGGGCTGCTTTGTATTTCGACGCGGCGATGATGCCGCGCACGTCGGCGTCACTCGGGTTTCGGGTCGGATTGAACATCGGCGTCCTCGCAAAGAGTTGCCGCCAGCGCACGAACTGCGCTGACGGCCTGATCGGTGTCGGGCACCCACACGCGGATTTCACGAAGCCCGCGCTTTCGCTTGCGGGCCTCGGTGGCGCGGACGTACTTGGCGGTGGTCACGGGACAGTCACGCCGTCCCGGCCGCAGCCGGGGCCGTAGATGATGGCGGGGTGGGCGGCGCGGTTTTCCAGCTTGTACAGGATGTTGAGCGCCCGCTTTTCGGCGGCCTCATAGGTCGGCCAGAAACGGCGGTAGCGGACGGACACGTTGCCCCAGAACGTCAGTTCAAACTTGCCGGTGGTCATGGTCATCTCCATCCCCGCGAGCGCGGGGAACAAGGGGTGGTCAGATGCCGCTCGCCATGGACGGCTGCGCCGCATCGCGGTCGTGCATGTCGAACGCGCCGACGTCGGAGTTCCACGAAAACTGGACGCCGCAGCCGCCGTTCGCGAGGATGTGGGCAATGAGGGCGTCGGTCGCGGGGCCGTAGTTCCACGTCCGGTCGCCGCGGGTGCGGCCGAACTGGACCTCGTATGCGGTGTTGCGGGCGTCGTCGATCTCGTCCGGGTTGTTGAGCCACTGCGTCGCGTCGGTGAACATTTCCGACACGGTGGCCCCGGTGCCGTAAACGGCGCCGTCGTCGGTGTTATAGAGGATGAAGCCGGGCATTGGTGCCTCCTTGGTTGCTGACAAGAGAACCTTACGCCGTAACGTCGGCCCGGTCAACGAAAATCTTACGCCGTAACGAAATTTGGAGGGTGCCATGGCGGTCAGCTACAGCGGACTGACGGGCACGCGAGGTAGCGCGGGAGCCATTCAAACCTGGGTGAACCAGTCCGTCCCCGCCGACGAAATCCTAGACGACGCGCAGGCCCACATCTTCCGGCGCCTTCGGGTGCGGGAGATGATTGCCACGTCCACGGGCACCATCACGGCGTCGGCCACGGCGGTCGATCTGCCGGTGCGGTATCTGTCGAACAAGCGCCTTCGGATGGTGTCCCCGGACACGCATGAGATCCAGCCTCGGCTTGTCGAAGACTTGGACGACTTCCGGGTCTACGACGGGGCGGGCGGGGTGTCGAGCGGAACCCCGATGATGTTCGCGGAACAGGGAACGTCGGCTGAATTGGATGTGATGGCGGATCAGGCTTATGTCTACCGATGGACGTACTTCCAAGAGCCGGCCCGGCTTTCCACGGCGACGGAAACCAACTGGCTCACCACGAAGGCCCCCCGGTTGCTTCGGGCGGCGTGTCTGGCCTTTGCCAACGAGTACATGAAGGACCAAGCCGAAAAGTCCCACTGGCTCGCGGTGGCCGAGGCCGAGATCGACAAGCTGAATGAGGAATACGACCTCGCGCAGGGGGCCGCGATCATCGACCGGCCGACGACGCGATGACCTTTCGGCTATCCGACATTCCGACCGGCGACCCCACGCTTCAACGGTGGTGGGCGGATACGAAGCGGGCGCTTGAACAAGAGTTCGACCGCCTGTCCCGGCAAAACCTGCTTCCGATCTATGCGTCCACGGCCCTACCCGACAAGGGCGGCAAGCCTTTGTGGATTGCGGTGTCCACGGGCACCGCGCTCGTCCCTGCCTACCGCGACGGGACGAACTGGCGGCATTGGGGCACGGGCACGGCGACTTTCTGAGGTGACCGATGGCTGATTCCGCGACGACGAGCAATCGCTTTCGCAAGCAGACGCTCGCCTCGAATGTGAACGTGTGGGGCGATCCGTACCTCAACACGAATTTCGACCTGATTGATGCGGCGTTGGATGGTGTGTCCGCCATTGCGGTGGGGACGGCGACGGCGACGACGCTCACGTCCACGAACTACGCCAGCGACCAGACGCGCAACCGGGTCCACATTTACTCGGGCACGGGGACGCAGACGCTCACGGCGACGATCCCGCTGGTCACCAAGAACTACCTCGCGATCAACGATGCGGCCGGCCCCGTCCGGTACATCATGGCATCGGGGACAGGGGCCACGGTCGAGGCGGGGCGCATTTCCTGGGTCGTGTCGGACGGGACGAATGTTCGCCTTGGCTCCCCCCGTCTGGATCAGGTTCCCGCGCCCACTTCGGCGGTGAGCCTCAATTCGCAGCGGATTACGTCGCTTGCGGCGGGCACGGCGGCGACGGATGCGGCGAGCCTGTCGAACCGGCTTGACCAGTTTGCGGCGCCCACGACGGCGGTTTCGTTCGGGACGCAGCGGATTACGAACCTCGCGACGCCGACGAGCACGGCGGATGCAGTGACCAAGGCATATGCGGACGGCCTGTCATTCTCGGCGGCGCTGCCGACGGGCACCTCTTCGGGCGACGTGCTGATCTACAACGGGTCGGCGGGTGCGTGGGCAGGCCCGGCAACGCTTCCCTACATCGCGACGACGGGCGGCACGCTGTCGGGTGCGTTGAACTTCACGGACCATCAGGCCATCCGGCCGGAACTCCACGACTACTCGCTGACGCTCTCCAATCTCGGGAACGCGGGCGGGACGGCGACGGCTAATCTGCAAAACGGCAACACGTTCTCGGCCACGTCCACGGCGACGACGACGTGGGTGTTCTCGCACCCCCCGACCGGCAACCGGACCGGGGCGTTCTCGCTATTCTTGATCAACGGGGGGCAGTACACGCAGACTTGGCCCGCATCGGTACGGTGGAACGGCAACAGCGCGCCGACGCTCACCTCGACCGGCACCGACGAACTGGCCTTTGTGACCTACAACGCGGGGACCAACTGGCACGGTCGCCGTGCGTGGGCAAGCGCATGATCCCGTTCTTCCTAGGGGCGGCGGGCGGGGCGCCGGTCGCGTCGCAAGTCTTCGCCACGACGCTTTACACGGGCAACGGGTCGTCGCAGACGATCGCAAACGGCATCGACACGGACCTCGCGTGGATCAAGGCTCGCAGCGAGGCGTGGGACCATGCCTTGTGCGATCAGCTTCGCGGCATCAACGCCAAGCTGCGCTCAAACTCGACGATCAACGAACTGACCGGCTCGGGCAGCGTGACGGCGTTCGGCACGACCGGGTTCACGGTCGGGTCGCAGGACGACGTGAACCGCAACCTCGTTACCTACGTCGCATGGTCCTTCGCCCGCGCCGCCCGCTTCTTCGATGTGGTGACGTGGACGGGTGATGGGTCTAGCAACCGGCAGATTGCTCACAGCCTTGGCATTGCTCCGGGCCTAATTCTCGTCAAGTCACGGAGCGGGGTAAGACATTGGACAGGTCAGCACAGGTCTTTGGGCCCAACGCAGGATATTGTTCTTTCTCTTGCAAACGCAGCTTACTCTGAGCCGAATGCTTGGAACAACACAGCCCCAACATCAGCGAATTTTACGGTCGGAAGTTACACTAGCGCAAACAACAACCTTGAAACCTACGTCGCCTACCTCTTCGCCCACGACACCGCGTCGGACGGCATCGTGCAGTGCGGGTCGTATACCGGCAACGGGTCCGCGAGCGGGCCGACTGTGACGCTCGGGTGGCGTCCACAGTTCGTGATGGTCAAGCGGGCATCCGGCGGCACAGGCAACTGGGTCATCTTTGACACGGCGCGCGGCATTCCCGCCGGCAACGATCCGACGCTCTGCCCGAACAGCAGCGCAGCCGAAGACGGTGTGCTTTCAGCCGCCGACTATATCGACCTGACGGCGACCGGCTTCACGCTCGCCAGCGCCGACACGAACCTGAACAACAACACCGACACCTACGTGTTCATGGCCGTGAGGTCCGCATAATGAAAACGTGCGCCGTCCCAAATTGCACGGGGAAACACAGCGCCCGTGGATACTGCCACACCCATTACATGAGAATAATGGCGCACGGAGACCCCAACACGGTCAAACTGAAGCGCCACGGCAAAGACAAGAATACGTACAACCGTTGGCTCGCAATGGTAAAGCGGTGCACTGACCCGGCCGACAAGCATTTCAAGAACTATGGCGGGCGCGGGATTACGGTGTGCGAGCGATGGATGTCGTTTGAGAACTTCTACGCGGACATGGGCAAGAGCCCTGACGGACTGTCGCTTGACCGTATCGACAATGACCGGGGCTATGAGCCGGACAATGTTCGATGGGCGACCCGCAAAATGCAGCAGCGGAACCGGCGGTGCGTCCACCTGAGTATTGAAGTGGCGCGAGACATCCGCGCGCGGTGGGCTGCCGGGGAAATGCAGAAGGACATCGCGGCGCATTACGGGCTGATCCCGGCCTACGTGTGCCAGATCGTCCATCACCGTATCTGGGCAGAAGACGTCGGGGGGATTGCCACATGACCATGCACGTCATCATCGAGGACGGCGCGGTCGTCGCCGAACTGTCCGGCTGGAACCCCGCGGCGGTCGCGGCGATGCTCTACGCGCGGGGCCACAACATCAGCCCGCCGAGCGTGGCGCCGACCGGCCGCCTCGTCCTAGGGTCGCTGACGGCGCTCCCCGCGACGGATGCCGGCGTCTTGCCCCCCGACGGCAAGGTGACGCTCACCCGGTCGTGGACCGTCGGGAAGGACAGCGCCACGGCCACCTACACCTGCGGCGATCCCCCGCCCATGACGGCCGATCAGGCCCGCGCCGCGCTCGCCATCACGGACGGCCAATTCGAGCCCCGGTGGATCGAGGACCTCGCCGCCGGGGCTGAAATGCCCGCCCGCTACACCGCATGGGTCCAACGCCGCGCGACCCTGCGCGCAATCGTGAACGGAGGCTGACATGCTGACGCAGGACCAACTGAATGCGCAGTATCGCGAGATTTTGGGCCGCGACGCGCCAGCCTCCGATCTGGCGGCATGGAACAACGTCGGCGGGAGCATCAACGACTACCGGAACGCGCTTCTCGCCACGCCCGAGTTTTCGGACAGGCACGGCGATATGCGGCGGTCTCTGTCGCCTGATGACCCCCGGCTTAATCCCGCAGGGTTTAACGCGGCGGCGGCGCGTCAGGGCCCGGCGTTCACACAGACGGTCGGCGGGCAGCCGATTGCGCCGGGACAGATGCAGCCCCCGATGGCGCAGCCCGGCGGCATGACGGGTCGTGGGTATCAGGACCCCAATGTCAATCCGTTCCAGTCAGCGGTATGGGGGCCGCCTGACTGGACCCCGCGCAACACCGGGGGCATGGGTGGCGGCCCGCCTGATTGGCTCGGCGGCATCCTCGGGCAGTTGATGGGCGGTGGCGGCGGTGGTCCCGGCTTCGGCGCCATGCCGCGCAATAACCAGTTCACCGACCTCTTCGGCGCATCCCCCGGTCAGTTCGGGTCCGGTGCCGTCACGGGCCAACAGACTTCGGCCATGAGCAACCCGATCAGTGCATCCCCCTTCGGCCGGAACTATTCCACCCGCCGGTCCATGCCGCAGATGGGCATCCCGACGCGGGGCCTTGTCTAATGCCCTACGCTCGCCTCCAATTCCAGCCGGGGATCGTGAAGGACGAGACGGAACTCGCCTCACGTCCCCGGTGGACGGACGGCGACAAGGTACGCTTCTACCGGGGCCTCCCCCAGCCTATCGGCGGGCGGGAGTTGGCGGCCATCAGCACTTTCACCGGACGGTGCCGTGCCTTGTTCCCGTGGTCGGACAACGCCGGGAACTCGTATTGCGCGGTGGGGACGTCGAAGAAGCTCTACGCCTACTACGGCGGGCGGCTCTACGATATCACCCCCATCCGGTCGTCTGCCACCCTCGGCACGAACCCCATCGCCACGACGAACGGCTCGTCCACGGTCACGATCACCTGGACCTCGCACGGCCTAGCGGTGGGGGATTACGTCTATCTCCACACCCCCGTCGGGGCCATTAACAACGTCACCATCGGCGGCGACGACGCCACGCTTTCCTCCCCGTTCACGACGCTCGCGAACTCGGCGGCGGTGGAGGTGACGCAGACCTCGCATGGTTTCGCCACGGGGGAGATTGTCAACTTCTCCGGTGCCAGTGCGGTCGGCGGGATCACCATCTCGGGCGATTACACCATCACGGTCCTGACGACGGACGTGTACCTGATCTATCATTCGTCGGTCGCGACGTCCTCGGCCACGGGCGGGGGCGCATCGGTGGTGGCGCGGCACTTCAAAAGCTACACCGTGGGCACGGTCCCGACCGCCAACACCTTCACGCTCACCGGGGCGGGCACGGCGAACGCCTCGTCCTCGGGCGGGTCCACGACGGTCCAGATCAAGGCGGAAATCGGCGTCGGGAACGACGACAGCCTTGGTGGTGGCGGGTTCGGTGTGGGTGGGTTTGGTTCTGGCGGCTTCGGCCTTGGTGGTTCGGCGCAGGAAAACCAGGCCCGCACATGGAGCCTCGCGGCGTGGGGCGAATACCTCCTCGCCAATCCCCGATACGACGGACTTTTCGAATGGCAGTTGAACCCGTCCCAGCGGGCGGCGGTGGTAAGCAACGCCCCGGCTCAGATCGGCTATATGTTCGTCACCCCGGAACGGCATGTGGTGTGTGTAGGGTCCACGAACCTGTCCTCGGTCTACGACCCCCGCCTCGTCCGGTGGTCGGACCAGGAAGACAACACGACGTGGACGGCCAGCGACACCAATCAGGCCGGTGACTTCACGCTCGCCATCGGGTCGGAGGGAATTTGCGGGAAGGCATCGGTGGGTCAGAACTTGATCTGGACCGACCGGGCGCTCTACGCCATGCGCTACACGGGTGAGGGGACGTTCGTGTTCTCCTTCGTCCCCCTCGGGACGGAATGCGGGATCATCGGACCCCGTGCGTTTTCGGAACAGGATGGGCGATCGTTCTGGGTCGGGACTAGCCGGCAGTTCTTCCTATACGACGGGTCGGCTCCGAGGGCGATCGACTGCCCGGTGCGGGACTTCGTGTTCGACACGCTCTCCCCCGTCCAAGAGGCGAAAATCTACACGGGGTCGAATAGCCAGTTCGCGGAACTCTGGACGCTGTACCCCACGGGGACCGCGAACCTTGAATGCTCCCGCTATGTGACGTGGAACTATGTCAGCGGCGAATGGTCCATCGGGTCGTTTGATCTCACCGCATGGGCGGATCGTAGCGGGGTCGGGAACCCCATCGCTGCAACCGACGACGGGAACCTGTTTTTCATGGAGAGCGGGACCGGCGACAACGGCGCGCCATACTCGGAAGTCTTCATCGAAAGCAGCCCCGTCGAGTTGGGCGAGGGCGAGCCCCTGATGGACGTCTTCCGGTGGGTGCCGGATTTTAAGGGCATGGCGGTCGGGGTGAACCTCTACTTGCTCACCCGCGACAAGCCGCAGGGCAGCGAGACGACGGAAGGCCCGTTCCAAGCCGGCCCTTCGACGGAGGACGTGACGATGCGCGTCCCAGCCCGACAAGTCCGCATCCGCATCGAAAGCCTGCCCGACGCCTCGACCACTTGGCGGCTCGGCGCGGTGCAGCTTGAAGTCCAGCCGGCCGGCGGACGGAGGTAATCCATGGCAACCCTGCTTGATACGCTGGTCGGCTTGTTCGGGGCTGACCGGGTGAGAGGCTATGCGCCCGCGATGCCCGCGCGCGAGGAGCCGAAGCCCGAAGTCGCCGCCGCGCTCCCCAAGGTAGAGATGCCGATCCCCGAAACGCGGGGCGCGGAAGACATGGGCATGGGTGGACCCTCGTACAGCCGCGATCCCCTCGCGGTCAGTCAGGGGCCGATCTACGACTATTCCTCGGGCAAGATGGCCGGCGGAATGATGGGCGGCCTGATCGGCTCCCTCATGGGCGCCGGGGTGGACACGACGCGCGGGATGAACCTCGCGGGGTCGGACCTCGCGTCGCTCGGCATCCCCAACGCCTTGTCGTCAGGATCGGCGTTCGCCAACGCGGCCAGCCCCTTCGGGATGTTCGGCACGTCCATTGACCAGCAGATGCTTGAAGCGGCCCTACAGGCGCAGGGCAATCAGTGGGGCGTCAACGAAAACCAGATGGGTGAAGGCGGCGTGCCCGATGCGGGCGACCGCACGACCGATGCTGTCGGCAATTCGATCGACGCCGTGTCCCGCGATTCGACGGGCATGGGCGGCGATCCTGGGTTCTGGGGGTGAACATGAGCATCTTCGACAACTTGTTCGGCACCGGCCGCCAGACCGCCACGCAGACGCAGAGCATCCCCGATTGGGTCACCGACGCCGGCCGCCGTAATTTCCAGACGGCGGAACAGGTCGCGGCGGGAAACTGGCCGTCGAACCTCGGCACGCCACCTCAGTACACCGGGCCTCGCGTTGCGGGGTTCACGCCGATGGAGATGGACGCCCGCACCAAGGCTGGTGGCATGTCGGGCAATCCGTTCCTCACCGAAGCGGCGGGGATGGTGCGCGGGGCCACGGGCCGAGAGAGCGGGGCCATGCCGGTCGCGCTCGCCTCCGGCCAGCGGTTCAAGGACAGCGACACGACCGCCTTTATGAACCCGTACATGGACGCGGTGTTCGGGGAAATCGAGCGCACGGGGGACCGGAGCCTTAACGACATCCGCGCGCGTGCGGCCA